TGAGCGCTAGTCTCGTGGGCTCGGAGATGTGTATAAGAGACAGAGCTTATGTCGTCGGTTCTTCGCTCGGTCTCGTGCCATGGCCGGAATACGCGCAGACTGATTACACGATTGTCCTTTGCGATGGCGTTTGGCGTCGCGCGCTGCCGGTGCAGCATTTCTTTCCGATGACGTCAGGCACCGGTGCGCAGATTGACCTTCCACTGGATCTGCCGACCGATTTGGCTCCGTCGAGAATCGCCTTGACGGTGAATAATCCGACCGGCAAGGCCGCTGAGTTCACCGCGGTCATTTTCGGCCCTTGCGTCAACCCGTCTTTCCGGATTGGCGGCAACACTTACGCGGTTGATGTGACAGTGCCGGAAGGCGGTCATGTGTCGCTATCGGCCACTGGATTACGGAAGACGATAACGTTGACGGCCGAAAACGGCGACGTTTCGGATGTTTTCGACAAGGGCGTTCGCGGCAACGGCAGTGGAAGCGGCTCGTATTTTTTGGAGCCGATACCGGCAGGGGATTCGCTGTTGACGGTTTCCGGCAATTATGGCATCGATTTGACCATGTTTGACGTTTCTGGAGGTGTGCCTTGGCTGACGTTATCCTCGCCGATGGCAAGCTGACGCCACGTGCGAGCGTATCGCGGGTGACGTTGGATTGGGCTTGCGGCACGGACGAAAACGATTTCGAACTGACCGTCGACGATCCGGATGCGCCGGGAATCGAACGTGGCTGGTATTTCTGGATTGATGGAAGTGATGTTGGAGGCCGAATAGTCGATCGTCGTGTGTCCGTCGCCGGAGGAACTTCCACGACAACCTGGATCGGCCAATCATGGACCGGAATGCTGGCAGCGAAGATATTGCAGCCGGACGTGAATCAAGATTACCTGACCGTCTCCGGCAAGATGCCTGACATCCTCAAAAGCCTCTTGAAGCGCATCGGCTTGGATTCGGTGTTCACCGTCGATTCCTCCGATGCCTCCACTTTGTCGAATTGGATGTTCCAGAATCCACGTTATGTGGACGCCTACACAGGCTTCCGCAATCTGCTCGCCTCCTGCGGCAGACGCCTCCACTTCTCAACCAAGGATAATCACATCCTGCTTGGCATCACGCCGGTCGGCATCATCACCAATACGGTCGATTCCGACTTGGTGGATTTCAAGGCCGAGACCAACCGTCGCGCGGTGAATCATCTCATCGGCCTTGGCTCGCAGGAGCTCAAGAACCGTCTGGTGGTCAATTATTTCGCCGACGCGACCGGCGTGGTGAGTCAGACGCAGACGCTCGTTGGGGCCGATGAAGTATGCGCCACATACGACTATTCCAACGCGGATTTGGGCACGCTGCAATCCGAGACGAAGAAGCATCTGCAGGAATTGCAGACCGGAGGATCGGTCGAGGTGACGTTGTCCGATGAGGTCGGAGACGGTCTGCGCGTGGATGACAAGATCGTCGCGACGGATCAGGCTTCCGGCGTCAACGTCACCGCCGTGGTGACGAAGCGGATCGTGAAAATCGATTCCGGGATTTTGACTTCGACTTTCGAGGTCGGACTGCCGGTGCAGTCGGTGAATGCGCACGCTTGCGGTTCTTCCTCTTCGTCTTCCGGTGGTTCGACCGGTGGTGGCGTGTCTTTGACGGCTGGCCGTGGCCTGTCGATTTCAGGCGGCACGATCAACGCGGAGGTCGCTTCCGAGGATTTGGATTCCGTCAGGCAGGTCGCCGAGTCGGCGAACAGGACGGCTTCCGGTTTCGCGGCGCAGATCGGCAGGGCGAATCAGACCGCCGAGGATGCCGAGTCGATTGCGGCTGACGCGAAGAGTGTGGCCGACAGTGCCAAGTCGGGCATGATGACCGATGGTGAACGGTCGAAGCTTGCTTCGGTCGAACGGGGTGCGAACGCCTACACGCTGCCGGAGGCGTCCACGGACGTGTTGGGTGGCGTGAGGGTGGACGGTTCCTCGATCGTGAGTGTGGATGGTGTCATCAGCGCGCATGTCGGCGACGGCGCTTCCGGGAGGGTCGTGTTTCCGATCGGCTATGTGGTGATGAACACGACGGGCGTTGACCCCTCCGTTGATTTCGGCGGGACCTGGAGGCAGTTGCCTTCGCTTGGTTGTTTTACGTTTGAAAGGATTGGATAGTGAAATCTGACGGTTACTCGAAGTATGTGTGCGACAAGTGCGGTAAGACCGCTTATGTCGCCGCTGGCGATACGGAGGCGCGTGAATGGTTCACCGTGCGCCGCTATTCGGCTGGCAAGGCGACCCGCATCGCGGATGATGTGGCGCCTGACACCTACGAATTGTGTTCCAAGTGCAATGCGTCGTTCATGACGTTCATGCAGAAGGACGATGAAGCGTTTGAAGCATGGTTGAAGGAGGTTGAACAGTGACCATCGAACTGGTTGACGGCAAGGCCGGAGTTGCACACATCTCAAGCGAGGACAAGGCGATCATCCATCAGGCCAAGTTCTCGAAGTCCGACGTGGTATTCGACTGGGGCGACGCGTTCAAATGCTCGATGAGTTCGTCCAACAGGGCGACGATCGGCACCGGCTGCGCGTCGATACAAGGCTTGGACTGGCACATCACGTCGGCGGAATCGGTGACGATCTCCAACGGGTCGCAGGGCATGAAACGCAATGACATCATTTGCGCGCATTACAATCGTAACCCCAAGACTGGTAATGAGCTGGTGGAGTTGGTCGTGTTGAAGGGTTCGCCGAATGCGACTGCTGCCGCTGACCCGACCATTCCGTCGGGGAAGATATTGTTCGGCGCGGGTGACGCATACATGCCTCTCTGGCGTATCCCGCTTGACGGCATCACGGTCGGCACGCCGGTGCGCATGTTCACGCCAAGGGGGGCTTTGTGGGATTCCGTAACCCTCACGAAATCAAACGCTAACTGGGACGTGAATTATCGCACCGCGTTTGTCGGCGGGATGTTGATCGTCGCGTTTCATGCCAGCCGGCTCAACACGGACTGGAATGCCGTGAGGGAGTGGGAGGTGTCCCCGCTTTTCACGCTTCCGACTGGATTGAAGGCCGCGTTCGAGGTGCATTGCGCCGCGGTGTCCAATTCGAGCGTGGGGCTTCACGGTGTCGAGGTGCAGGCCGCTGGCAACGAGATCGCCCTTCGCTCGTCCGCGAAGATGACGATCGGCAAAGGCGGTTGGGTCGAGGGTTGCATCACGGTGCCGCTCTGACCATCGATTAGACGATCGGATAGTTTTCCGTAACCCAGTCGGGTGAATGGGTCGTAGTCGCGCGGCCCAGAGGCTATGACGCCTACTGCGTCGCGTCCATGATCTTCAAGCCGAACACGAACACGTCAATGGACATCAAGCTGCCGATCGAAGCGTCAAACTGGGATTCATACTCCGTTGAATTACAGTTGATGAACAACGCTAAAAACAAAGTGCCGTCGTTCAACAACATCTCGATGATTACGAACAGTCATTCGGCAAAAGGATTTCAGCTTGTCGCATGGAACGCCAGCGGCACGTCGCTGAGCTATCGCATCGCCGTGACTGTCCACGTCTTCGACGCGAAGCAATAATTTTCCGTAACCCAGCTATGCCAACTGCAATGGCAGTCCACCGGCTCGTTCGTTCCGGCGACTTATGGCGCTTCGAATACCATCACGGTCAGGGATGGTTTGATTTTCGTGGACCTGTCTTCGTTCCGAAGCACCGTGAACGTCGGCAACTTCACTGTCTGGCTGTTCAAAGCGGGCGTGAAGCCATCCAAAACGATCGGTCTTGGGTGCGTCGCGAACGTGAACGGCACCACGTACGGAAAACAGGCGACCTGGAACACGGACGGGTCGGTGACGCTTATCGGAGGCGTGGGTTCGTCCGATATCGTCCAATGCTTTTCGAAGATCATTCCGGTGCCCGATGGTGTGGAATTCGTCTAGGCCGCCAGCCAGCAACCATGCGATGTGGAATATGCATAATTGGGATTCCGCAACCGCAGACGCTTATCGCCTTACGGTGGTAGCCAGAACGGCGGCTTTTTTACCACGACGATGACCTATATCGTTGCCTAAACCGTCGCGACGGGAAACGATACGCTGCCGGCATGCCATGTGTTTGCGGGAATGGTCGCATCATACGCGGGACGGAAATACACGCTGCTGCCGGCCACATAAAGCAGCCGATTCTGCATTTGACTGCCCTGCTGACTGTCCACGAACACGCCGAAACCTTCCATTACGGCCCGCACATCCATGCTTGCCAAAGACACATTAGCCCACGCCTTCTTCTGGAATTCGCCTTTGTTGACCCACCGGCAGTAGACGGTCGCCAAACCATTGACGACGTATCCACTGATTGCGAATTCCGGGTCGGTGGTCACTTTCGTGAAATGAATCGGGGTTACGGAATGCTATTAAAAATGGATTTCCACGATTCCACCTGTGACAGTAATTTCAGGACCAACGAGCAGATTGACCGTCCCATCCGGTGCAATCGATACTTGGACCGAACGCTGCAGGTATGACGGGTGGATGAATGGAATCGCCACTGTCGTTCCGGACGACAGTGTGGCTCTGCCATTCAAGGACTTGATCGCATTCGGGTTAGACACTCTACCGATTGGGTATATTCCGCCATTACTGTTGCCGTTGCCGTTGCCAAATGGGAGGGTTACGGAAAGCTAGAAATCATGGGATTGGGAAACAAAGCGTGCCGACGCAATCCTGATTGCTGCCAGCGTTTCCCATGTTCGCCACTCGGATAGTTCCATCAGCTCTGGCCATGAGGCTTCGCGCCGTTTGCCCATTTGATACAAGGCAGACAGTCGACAAGTCAACGATGGGACGATAGCAGGACGCGAGCTTTACCGGACATTCAACAGCATCCCAACTGCCCGAACCGATTTTCCCACTGAACTTGATCAAAATCATCCTGCCGTTACGCATGATGATCCAATTGGAATCCTGGTACAGGGTTACGGAAAACTATTCCGTCATCCAACAGCCGTGCGCCGTGGAGTAGGCGGCTTTCGTGTCGCCTAGCATCCGCACCTTCCCGCCACGCTCGACAAGCAGGCTGAAGCCGCAGGACAGGAACGCGATGATGCTCATATCGGCGAGTGGACGGAACGCTTCTGGGATGGTCTCATTCGCCGTCGAGTAGTTCTGCTGTCCACTGCCGTCGAACTTGACGTTGCCGTTGACCGTGACGACGCGTCCGACCCGACACAGAGTGAGTCTGTCGTTCGTATACGGCGGCTTCCATAGCTGGGTTACGGAATGCTATTTCACCGGCCAGCAGCCGCAGACGCGGAAATAGTATCCGCTGTTCATGCTGCCGCTGATCGTGACCTTGCCGTCAGAGTCGAATGACAAGGCTCCATGCTGCTCGTTCACACCTTCCAGCAGTATCGCGCCTTCACCTTCCGGCAGGAAACCGGCAGCCATCGTCTCATTCACGATCAGGCCGTTGGAATTGATGTCGGATGTGAAGGACGTGTTGCCAAAAGCGAACGCCATCATGCCGACTTTGGCGAGATGTACCGTCATGCCGTATGGCCCATGCCAGATCTGCCGTTCAAGGGTTACGGAATCCCACAGCTGGCTCATCGGAGGCAACTGCTTGACAAGCATGACAGGAGTTCCGGCGGTGATGCCACTGATCGGAATGCGGGCGATCGGAATCCACACGGTACCGGAATTGTTCAGGATACTACCCGACGGAACCGTGGGATCAGCCGCCGTGCCACTGGTGGCGGTGCCCTTCAACACAGCGAGCGCGATCGTTTCGATGTTGTTCGAGTCTCGCGTGTATTTCACGCAGATCAGGTCGTTGCGGTTCCGTCCTGTGACTCCGCTTTCGATGGTGACGGTTTCCGCCGCGGTGACGCGTGCGTATCGTCCTTCGATCATAAGGTTGAGGACCGGGACGAGCGCCTTGTTTGCTGACTGCATGGTCACGGCGGGGAATTTGCCGTCGCCGCCTTGCAGCAGGTAGTTGCCGTTTCCGACCAGTCCGGCCTGCATGGCTCCTTGGTCGCTGGATGTGATGTGCGGAGCGCCGGCCTTGCCGGTGATGAGATTCATGGTCATGGTCATTCCTTCCTATCTGTTGTGTTGTTGAGGTATGCGGCGTAGGCGGCGTCCTGCGTGGCTGCCAGCGCTTTGAACGTCTGCCAGCATGCGGTACAGACGAGCGCGCCCTGTGCGACTCCGTCGACGGTGGTGTGGGTGATGTCGTGCCAGTCGCTGGAGGTGCGTGGGTCACCGTCGGCGAGGTATGCGGAGGCGTGGCATCGGTCGCAGGTGTATCTGGTGATGTTCGTGGTTCGTGCCATTGATGTTCCTTTCTCTTTCAGGCTGTGCGCTGGTAGATGTGTCCTGGAAGGATGGTGTTGCATTCCTTCCAAGTGCCGCCGTAGGTGGTTCCCGGATTTGTTGTGGCGGTGGTCCAGTAGAGGGAGCCGACCGGGTGGGCGGCGATGAACGCCTGGCTTGCGCTCATGCCCGTCTCGCCCTTGTCGCCCTTCGGTCCGACGAGGCTTGTGTTGGAAACCGGTTTGAACGTCACGTTTTTCCCGGTGGCTGTGATCTGCGCGTACATCAGGTTCTTGCCGCCATTGGTCATGGCGAAGAAGTATTCGCCTACGACCGGGGCACGGTTGAAACTGAGTACCCGCCAGTCAAAATCCGAGCATGCGGACGTCCAGTATCCGGGTAGTATGCGTGTGATGATCAAGGCAGGCAACCCGGTCTCGCCGCGTTGGCCGGCCTCTCCTTTCGCTCCGGTGGCCCCGGTCGCGCCAGTGGCGCCGGCAGGGCCCTGCGGTCCTTGCACTCCCTGCTTGCCTTGCGGTCCGGTGTCGCCTTTGGGGCCTTTGACGTTGCCGAGCAGAATCTTCGTCATATGCGCTCCTTACTTTCCGTCATTGATCATGTAGTACAGGTCGCCCGTCGCCGGATCGTAGGAGACGGGAGCCGCCGACGCGGTGGTCGTATCCGCGTACACGGCGTACAGGTCTCCGTTCGGGTCGACCTGCAGTGTGAAGAATCCGGAAGTTGGCGCCGTCACGCCGCTGGCACCCTGCGGTCCTGTCGGTCCCTGTGGGCCCTGCAGTCCCTGCGCACCTTGTATTCCCTGCTTGCCTTGCGGCCCGGTGGGGCCTGTTGCTCCGGTAGGTCCGGCAGGGCCGGTGTCGCCTTTCGGACCTTGCGGGCCGGTAGGGCCTCCTTCTCCGGCGGGTCCGACATCGCCTTTATCACCCTTGTCACCTTTCAGCCCTTCAGGACCTTGCGGGCCGGTAGGGCCGGCAGCTCCAGTGGCTCCTTTAGGCCCGGTCTCGCCGGTATCGCCCTTCACGCCTTGTGGGCCGACGTCACCTTTTGGACCTTGCGGTCCGGCAGGGCCTTGCGTTCCGATGATGGATTGACGGGAAATCGTCTTTCCCGTGAATAGGCTGCCGGACTGTGAAACGCACTGCCAGACGATGCTGTATTTTCCGCCACCTGACAATGCGGTCGAATATTCGTTGGCGAGTGGTGTTCGGTTCAACCATTCGCTCACGTTCCCCGTGAAAGTGGATCCCACCGGATATTCGCCGACGAGGGATTTCTTCATCACGAGCGCCGGAAGGCCGACGTCGCCTTTAGCTCCCTGAACGCCCTGCGCTCCTTGCTTGCCTTGCGGGCCGGTGGCCCCGGTATCGCCCTTGTCACCTTTGGGGCCTTTGATGTTGCCGATCAATAGTCGCGCCATGTGTCACCTTTCCGGGATGTCCACGTACAGGTTCCCGCTCTCGGAGTCCCAGACGAACGAGGGTGGGTTCGTGTTGTCCGGATAGTTCACGTACAGGTCGCCGTCGCCTTCCATGCTGAGCGTGAAGAAGCCGTTCGAGGGGGCGGATACGCCGCTGTCGCCCTTGTCACCCTTCTCCCCTTGCGGGCCCTGGATGCCTTGGGAACCTTGGATGCCTTGTCTGCCCTGGGGGCCGGTCGCTCCCTGTGGACCCGTGGGACCCTGCGGACCTGTGGAACCCGTCGGGCCTTGCGGTCCCGCCGCGCCGATCGCGCCGGCATCACCCTTATCGCCTTTCTCGCCGCGTATCCCCTGCAGTCCCTGCGGGCCTTCGGGACCGGCGACGCCTTGCGGCCCTCGCTCCCCGATCGCTCCTTTCTCTCCCCGAGGACCGGTGGGTCCGGTCGCTCCGGTGGCCCCCTGTGGTCCTGCGTCGCCCTTGTCGCCCTTCTCCCCTTGCGGACCCTGGTCGCCTTTCGGAAGCCCCAAATTCAAGGTTTTGTCGCTGCCGGCGCCCGTAAGCGACGCGCTTGCCTGTGCACCGGGGGCGAGCGTGTCCACCGAACCGATTTTCAGGCCGGTGATGTAGTCGCCTTTCGGCTGTTTACCCGACAATGCGTTGTTGAGCGAGTCGATGTCGTTTCTGGTCACGTCGGCGCTGAACGTCCAGGCGTCGAGTTTGAGGCCGGCTCCAGCGTAGTAGGCGTGGCCACCATCCCCGATGGAGGATTCTCCGCTGTTGCCGCCGGCGCTGGCACCTCCGGATTCGTAGGTGACGGTGAGCACGCCTCCCGAAACCTTGACGATCTTCTTGGAGATCTCGGCAGTGACGACGAGGCCCGTGTTGTTGTCACGACCCGTGACCAGGTCGCCAACGTCCGCGTCGATGCCGTCGGGAATGTCCACGTCGATGGTGCTGGTGTTCCGAAGCTCCTGGAATTTCTGCCTGCCCTTGTCCTCGAGCTCGTCGGCTTCGGCGTTGGACAACTCGTATGTGGCGGTGCGTTCGTCAAGGCCTTTGAGGGTCTGCGTGTGGCTGAACGTGCCGTTCGCGTCGGCGTACCAGTGGATGACGGTACGGTCCTTGAGTTCGCCCTTGCCCAGGCAGATGAGATGGTTGATCGGGTGCGCCGCCTGTTTGGCGGTGAAGTCGATGAGGTCCGAGTCGATGCTGTCGCCGATCGTGCGGACGGGCATGGCGCTCATGGATACCTTGTCGCCGTCATTACGCAACCGGAGTTTGAGTCCGCTTGCCCTGAGCATCTTGACCAGACCGCTGTACAGGTCCACGTACCGGTCGAACTGGCAGGTGGTCTTGTGGTCGGCGCTTTCGTCGGTGACGGTGAACAGGCCTTGCAATCCCGCACGGCTGACGAGCGTGCGCATAATGACGGGAATCGTGCCGGACAGGGTGAGGTAATCGTTGTTCCTGTCCGGTTCGATGATCTTCGAGGCGAGCACTCCATGCCAGTCGCGGCCATGCCATGTGACGGTGGACAGGCCTCCGTCCACGTCGACATCCGTGTCGTCGATGATGCCGCCGTACTCGGTGCCGTCGATCATGATGCGGCTCCCCGCCTTGAGCGCGGCGTCTTCGACCTGCAGGTCGAAGTCGTTCTCCCCGCTACCGAACGCGAGGTCGAGCGTGTATGAGGCGTGGCTCGCCACGGGTTTGCCTGTGGCGTCGGTGACGATCAGGTCCATGGCGGTTCGCTCCTTTCCTCGCAGACCGTCAAGTCGAATTGGAATCCTCCCGGCCAGCTGATCGGCTGTGTTCCGGGCGCGAGCGGTTGGAACACGTACCGGCCGGAATCCTTGCCCGACCCTCGCACGGCCTGCGCGAAGCAGTTTGTGACGAGACCTGTGCCGCTGACCATGGTGACGGTCCTGACATCGCCGGTGCCGTCGATTTCCAGACGCGAGCCGGATGGCACGGTCACGTCGACCTCGTACCGGTTGTTTCCGATGATGACGTACGGTTGCGCGCATGGTCCGAATATCGTGAGCTTGACCGGCTGCGGGATGGACGTGTCGTTGACGATCTCGGCACCCAATGCCATGCCGGCGAAATCATGCGGATAATCATATGGATAGTCAAGGTCGGCGGTTCCGGAATCGTATCGCGGCGTGAAATGCGTCATGGTCGGACGGCGCCACACGCCATCGGCCAGCACGATGGTCAACTGCGTCTCGACCATCGTGGGCGTGATGGATTGCGGTTCGCTTTTCGTGATCCACGCTTTGGCTTCCCATTCGCCGTCGGCCACGAGCGTGCCCGGGTTCCCGGATGCCATGTCGGCGTCCGCGAGGCGGCGCAGTAGGTCGAGCGTGGCCGGAGAATCGTGGATCTTCACGGTGACTGTCGCCTCGCGTGCCTTGCGGGTGATGCCCGTCATGCCACGTGAGGCGAGGCTGTAGTCCCAGACGCGGGCTCGCAGTCCCGTGAGCGTCTCGCCGTACAGCGGCCCCTCGAAGCCGATGCGCTCACCTGTGGCGGCGCACACGTATTCAAGCGATTGCACTTCTCACCTTCCTTGCGAAGTCGCGGTCCCCTATCGTCGGCGTGTATCGGGCGATGATCGATCCGAGGTCGTCGTGCAGCGATTCGACGGCCGCGATGAGTTCCCGCAGATCGCCGTCGCCGGCATTGGCGCCGGTGCCGGCCGTGACGTTCAGCCTGCCGGTCTTCGACCAGTCCGCGTCGGAGAGGCTCATCGTGGAGACGAGCGAATCCATGGAACGGCTGACCACATGCGCGGAATCGTCGATGCCCAATGCCATGCCACGTCCGACCATCACGCCGACCTCGTCGCGGAACACACGCGACGGCGAGTGGATGCCCAAAGCGTTCTTGGCCTTGTCCACCAAGCCCGACAACGCGTTGGTGATGCTGGAATACAACGAGCCGACCATTCCTGTGATGCCGTTGATCAATCCCTGGATGATGTTGCGTCCCGCGCTGACGAGCCAGCTTCCCGCGCCGGACACCGCGCTCCGGACGGTTCCGCCGATCCCGCTCACGACGCTCCCGACACGGCCAACCATGTTGCTTACGGTGCCGACGATGCCGCCCCAGACGCTCGACACAATGCTTCCGACGCCATTCCACAACGCGGCCCACACGCTCCGGATTGTCGAGCATGCGGCGGATACCACTCCGCTGACCATGCCGATGCCGGCGGAGACGACGCCTTGGATGCCGCCCCACACTGCCGACACGATGCCCTGGATGGCCGACCACGCGGCGCTCCAGTTCCCGTTGACGACCGCGAGCGCCAGTTGGATGATGCCTTGGATGACGGCGAGTGCGGTGCTGATGACTGTGGCGATGATGGTCCATGCGCCTTGTACGACGGTGGATATGGTGTTCCAGAGTCCGTTCCAGACCGTGCTGATGATTGTGACGGCGGTTTGGAAGATGGTTTGGATGTTCTGTATTCCTGCTTGCAGGAGTGGTGTGATGGTGGTGATGAATGTTTGGATGCCGGTGATGATCGCGGTGAGCGCGGTCATGATGATGGGGCCGATCGTGTTCCAGACGTTTTGGAGGACGGTGGTGATGAGTGTCCATCCGGTTTGCCAGATTTGTTGGATTTGGCTCATGGTCTGGGTGATGAATATGGCGATGGCTTGCAGGATTGGCTGGCATGCGGTGCTGATCTGGTTCCAGATTCCCATGAACCATGTGGCGAAGCTGTTCCAGAGTCGTTTGCCCGTTTCGGTTTGGGTGAAGAACCATGTCAGCGCGGCCACGACCGCGCCGATGGCCACGACAAGCATGCCGATCGGATTCGCATCCAAGGCAGCGCTGAATGCCAGCTGCACGGCGGTAGCAGCCTTGGTCACCGCGCTCCACGCCGATTGAGCTGCCTTGACAATATTGAACGAGCCGGCGAGTTGCTTCAGTGCTCCAGCCGCGCTTCCCGCGTCGGAGATCTTGCCAATCAAATCGAACGTGGCCGTAGCGGTCTTCTCCACACCGGAGGCAGTCGCGGAAATGGCCTTCAGTCCACCGGAAACTGTCTTCATCCCGGCCGAGACGATATCCCAGCCTTTGACCGCGAGCAATGCAATGGTGATGGCTTTCAACGCGCCGGATACCAGTGCGCCGTTCTGCTGCGCCCACTGTCCGACCGACTGCAGCCAGCCTCCCACCGTCATGAGCACGCCGGTCAAAGTGTTCAACAGTCCGGCGAAGCTCTGCGCCGCGGAACTGGCGGTGCGCGCGCTGTCGTTGAAGCCGAAGGCCTGCGAGACCGCGGCCGCCAATACGGAAACCAGCGAGCCCAATCCGGAGATGACGCCGGTCAGGCTTTCAAGGAACGGCTGCAACGCGCCCGTCTCGATGAACGTGTTGACGAACGTCTTCGCCCATCCCGCCGCGTTCGACAACGCCTGCGCGACCGAAGCGACCACTCCCGCGAGCGCGCCGGCGGTTGTGGAGAACATTGTGGCGGCTTCGCCGCCATTGTTGAGTCCGCCTATGAGTGATGTGATTGCGTTCCAGAGGCCAGTGAGTTGGCTTTTGAGGCTGGCCGTCGCCGAGGCGAGCATCTGGAAGCCGGGGATGTTGGAGATCGTGTCGCCAAGGTTTTTGAGTTTCGCCTGTGTGGCGGGTATCGCGTTCTCGAGACCTTGTTGGAGTGCCGCTCCGACTTTTTGCAGGGTTGGTGTGACGGCTGCGGTGAATGTATCGATGAGTGGGATGGCTTGGTTGAACAGGCCGCGTAAGCCGTCGAGGACTGGTGTGGCGGCTGTTTCTCCGAGTCGGCTCAACGCGGCTTTCACGTTGGCCAGGGCGCCGGTGAATGTGGTGCCTGCGGATAGTGCGGCGCCGCCTAGGCCTTCCTGCATGGCGTCGGCGAAGGTTTGGAAGTCGATTTTGCCGTCCGAGACCATGTCGGACACTTCGGCGCTGGTCTTGTTCAGATGCTTGCCGAGCATTTGGAGGACTGGGATGCCGCTCGACATGAGCTGGAGCATGTCGTCGCCCTGGAGTTTGCCTCGGGCGGCGACGGAACCGAAGATCATGCCGATGTCAGTGAGGCTTCTGCCGCTGATCTGCGCGGTGTCGGCCACGGTCTTGAGGATCTTGGTGAGCTGGTCGCCTTCCTTGATGCCGGAGGCGGACAGGCTGGCCGCGACGGTCGCGGCGTCGCCCAATCCGAACGCGGTGCCCTTGACGGATGCGAGCGCGTCGTTCATGATTTCGGTGACGCTCGCGCTGTCGTGGCCGAGGCCTTTGAGTTTGGCTTGCGCGTTCTCGATGTTGAGGGCGCGGGTGAAGCCGCCTTTGGCGGCCAATGCGGTGATGCCGCCGGCGAGGGTGGCGATCGCGCCTGTGCCGACCTTGCCGATTTTGCCGAATGCTCCGCCGATCTTCGAGATGAGGGTGCTGGAGCTTTTCTTGGAGGCTTTGTTGACGGCGTCGCCGATGTCGCCTTCGATGCTTTTGCCGAATCCTTTGCCGGATGGTTCGACGTGGACGTATGCGACGCCTATGTCCTGTGCTGCCATCGTGTTTCCTTATTCGTAGGTTGGGATTCCGATGGCGGTCGGAGTCAGAGGTCGTCGTTGATGTGGAAGTAGGCTTTGAGCCGTTCCCTGTCCTCGCGTTGACGGCGGGTGAGGTTGTGCGTCGGGGTTGGCGGGCGGAGCGGGTCGTGCTCGTGGTCGAACCATGGGCGTTTGCGTTGTCCGGACAGCGTCCAGACCGCCTGTTCGGCTCCGTCGGGCGCGTAGACGGCGTTCTGCAACGCCATCCACGAGTGGCTCGTATGGTCTTTGAGGATTTCGCGGGTCAACGCCCAGGCGAGTCCCCAATCGACTCGTGGACGTTGGCCTTCAACCCATTCCCGGAAGCGTACGGGCCTGTAGATCTGCCCGTACGCTCGGATCCAGTCGTAGGCTAGTGCCGCGCGATTGTTGTTCCAGAGGTGGGCGAGGTAAACGCTTTTGGGTCCAGTCCGGATTCCTCGGCCCACGCCTTGATGGTCGCGGTGAGGTAGGCCATCGGACGTTTGGTCTTGCGCAGCACGTTCCAGAAGTTCGGCTGCATCGTCTGGAAGTAGGCGAGGAACGTGCTCACGCAGGCCGTGGTTTCCTCGTCGGACAATGCGGGCTTGCTTTTGATCAGGAGGATGGCCTGGACGAGTTCGATGGGCAGTTCCGCGTTGTTGAGGTTCGGCAGGTCGAGTTTGACGCCGGCGACCTCGAGGTGCACGTCGGGTTTGAGCTCTTCCGCTTCGGTCAGGTCTACGTCCACGACATGGTATTCTTTGTCGCTCATGTTGGCTCCGTTCTAATGGTTGGCGGTTGAATGGGTGTCCCGTGCGGCCGACCGCCATCGGCCGCACGGGAAGAATCAATGGGTCACTTGGCGTCTTCAGTGACGAGGCCCCATGCGTGGAACTGTTCGCCGTTGGTGCCCTTGAGCATCTTGAACGTCATGCTGAAGTTCATGATCTCGCTGGATTTCAGGCTCACGTCGTCACGGTCGCTCACCTTCGCGTTGGTGCCGTACAGGAGGAACGGACGGTCCTGCTGGTCGAGCGCGACCAGCACGAGGATCCACTCCTTCTTCAATCCGGCGCCCTTGATGCTGATGCCGCCGTCCGAATCGACGTCCACGTCGAAGTAGGCCGACACCACATCCTTGCGGCCCTCCATGGCGGCGAGCTGCAGGGTCCAGTAGCCCGGATCCGTGTCGGACAGCACGATGTCGCCGTTGTGGGCCTTGTAGTCGGTGCTGTCGCCCGGTTCCGGATGCAGTACGGCGCCGTCCTCCGTGGAGTAGCCGATCGGCTTCTTGCTTGCCGGCGGGGTCCAGGCCACTCCGGTCGGAGCCACGAACGTGCTGTCGCCCTTGGGGAACAGGAACAGCGCGTAGTTCTTGATCAGGCGCACGTTGCCTGCGGTGTTGCCGCTGGACACGTACCCGTAGTCGGTCGCGCCCTGCGCGGCGACGGTGGTTTTTTCGTTGTTGTCAGACATTCGTCTGCACCTTTCCGTTCTTCGCGTGTGGCGGCACGTTGTCTTTGGTTGTGTTTCAGTTGACGGTGACCTCGAGCAGGAGCACTCCGTACGCGCACACCAGCCTCTTGTCCTCGTCAGTCATGCGTACCGGCCCGGATTCGAGTGACGCGTCGATGAGCGGCGCGACGGTTCCGAGCCCGATGATCTCCCTCGCGATGTCGGCCCACAGGCGTGCGGCCTTGTCCCAGTCGCCCGTATGGTCCTCTCTCATGCAGCGCACGCTCAGCCGCAGCCGCACGTACTGCGAGATTGGGGTGCTCATGCCTTGCATGGAGTCGGCCAGCGTGGCTTCGGTGAAGGGAGGTTCGAGGTCGCTTCGTTCGATGGTGTCGAACGTCACGTCCGGGAACAGTGTCCTCAGTTTGGGCAGGAGCAGGGGTTCCGTGCGCCGGGGAGTGACCGGGATGCTCATACGCGCATCCTTCCGAGCGTGTCCTCCAACGTGCCGTGCGCCTTCTCCACCGGTGCCGGGCAGATGATCGCCACGCCGCTGCGGTTCTTGCCGTCATGGTCGCGGACCATGCAACGGTCATCCTCTACGGCGGCTTCGGCCGCGTCCCTCATGCGCGAGCGCAATGTCTCGTTTTTGAGGACCTGTTGGCTGAACGCCTTGCGGTTGAATACGAATCTGCATCGTTTGGCCATGCTTATCCTTCCCGTTCGCCCACGGTGATGACGTCGCCGATGTGGCGTCCGTGGAGGTTGTTCCACACTTGCGGTTTTCCTTTGACGGGCAGGAGGATGCCTCTGACTTTGATCAGGTCGGTGGCTTGGATGCCGGTCGGTTGGCTACCGCGGATGTGGATCGTGTATTCGGTGGTCTGCGGGCTGGCGTTCTCCTCGGTCTGGTCGGTGGTGGAGGTTGGCGCGACCATCGCCTGGAACGTGCCGACGCGGGCGGGTTTGCCCTGGATGGGGTTGCCGTCCGTGTCGGTGGTGGACTGGCCGCGCCACACTTCGATGGTTTCCACTAGGACGTCTCCCCCGTTGCCATGTCGACGCTGAACGCGCGCTGAGCGTTGATGCCAAGGATGCGTTTCTCGTCGTCGCGCAGCCAGAGATCGCCGGTGGGCGCTCCGAAACTGTATTGTTCGCTGAAGCTGCCGGTGGTCTGGTTCATCTGCGTGATGCCGCCGGGAATGTCGTACGGGTCGGCCTGCATGATTCTGCGGACGATGTCGCAGGTGATCTTCGTCAGCAGGCGTGGCCGTTCTTCGAGGAGCCGCCGCCAGATGGGCGAGCGTTCCTTGATGTAGTCGGTCACGTCCGCGAGATGCGTGTCGGCCTTCTCACGTTCCTCGTCGGTGAGTTTGTGCCACCTCTGTTCGAGGTCGACGGAGGTGGCGAACACGTCTGGTTCGACAGTCATGTCGGACTCCGTCAGGCGGTGAGCAGGACGAAGCGGTTGATGTCGCGGATACGGAAGCCGACCTCGATTTCGATTCGCACGGCGAACATGTTGTGTTCCCACAGGTTGACCTGCTTGCCGTCGATGGTGATGGACGCCTGGTCGGAGATGCTGGTCTGCATTCCTTCGACGGAACCCCATGCGGCGGAGGAGAATTCGCCGCACACGCCGAGGATCTCTGCCTTGGCCGGTCCCGGTGTCTCGGATACGGCGGGCACGTGAACGCCCTTGCTGATGTAGGTGCGGTTGCCGAGCACGGTGCTCACGTCGGAGGCGGCGGTGCCGTTGAGGAACAGGGGGCGTCCGTTGTTGTCGGTCGCCTGCCGGAGCACACTGCGACCCTGGGTGCTCAACGCCCAACCGTCCACGGTTCCATCCGCTTCGGACACGAGGTCGTCGGCTTTGTTCAGGTTCTTCCACACGTCCTTGCCGATGCTGACGGTCTGCGCGCTCTTCAGGGTGTCGAAGTCCGCACCCGGAGCGTCGACGAGACCCATGATGGTCTTGTCAAACGTGCGGGCGATGGCTCCCGGACCCTTCGCGACCACTTGGTCGTAGAGAGCGCCGAAGTCTCGGCGGAACTGGTTGGAGAACGGCATGATGACCGCGATGGTGTACGGCAGCATGTCCTTCTTGCCGAAGGTGACGCCGCTCTTCGGCTTCTCCGCACCCTCATTGACCCATGCGGCCTCCGGGTCGCCGATGATGATCGGCACGCGAGCGCCGTTGCCGGGCAGTTTCATCTCCGGCACGAGCTGCATGAACGCGCTCTTGTATTTTGCGGTCTGCAAGATCTCCGCCTGGGTTTCAGGGGTGAGGTCTAGACCGTTGCTTTTTCGGGTCATGGACGGATCTGTCATGGTTTGTCCTTTCAAATGAATGTTGTTTGCTGGTTGGCTCACAGGAGCGTGTTGCTCATGGCGTTGACGAAGTCCTCGCGGCTGGAATGTTTAGCCTTGGCCTGTCCGGTGCGGGCGCTCTGGTCCGCAACCGTGCCGCGGGAACGCATGTCGGCGAACACCTTCATGAGTTTCTCGGCGTATTCGCCAATCTGCTTCTCGTCGTCGCCCGCGAGGACGCTCGGGTCGGTGATGCCGTGTTTGGCCGCGACGTTGGCGCGTATCGTGGAGAGCTCCTTCTCGTGTTCGGCCTGTTTGGCTTCGCTTTTGAGCTTCTCGTTCTCCTCGAGCGCCTTGGAGAGTTTCGATTCGAGGTCGGCAGTCTGTCCGGCCTTCTCCTTGAGCTCCTCGTAGTCGCTTTTCCTGCCGCGTTCCCTGCCGAGACGCTCGTTGATTATGCGGTCGACTTCCTCCTGGGTGAAGGTCCTCAGCTTCGCGTTGTTCACGTCCTTTGGGGCCGGAGAGTGCTGTTCCGGCTCCTGTTGGCCGTCCGCGCCGGTCTGGTTTTCTTCTGCCATGGTTGGTGACTCCTTTGCTTGTTCTTGGTTTCCACGCCTGACGCCGGCGAGTTGACGGCCATTCTTGTTGGTTTCGCGCATGGCTGCGCCCCGCCCCATCGCTAGGGTGTGAAAGGTAAAAGAAAAGCCATCACGTTTCGACGTGATGGCTTTCTGGGATTCAGAGATTTCCCAGCGCTTTTCTTCGCGCGTATTCGGACCGCAGCTCGTCGGTCGACACATAGTCGCCGACGGACCAGCGCTTCTTTCCTTCGTTCCTGACCCATTCATATTCGTCCTGTGGCATGGAGATATCGCCATACTTGCGTTTGATTTCCGCAAGATGGCGCTCATCGGTGACTTCCTTCAAATCACCGGGCATAAACGTGAAACGGTCGGAACGATCCATAGGCTCAATCATAGCAGTCTCAGATAAACGATCGGTCTGCCGTCGGATGCTCCAAGCCCTTCGAAACGAAGAGCCCTTCCTCTCGGCAGAAGAATTTCGTATTCTCCCGGATGCTGAGTGATCGGCTCCACATACACGCCGGCGCTTCCCGGCGGTACCAGGATTCTTGTGGCGATGCGGTCTTCCCCATCAACGTCAATGCCTCCCTCCTTGATGCTGGTGGCCATGTAGCCGATGTGTTCGAAGGTGCGACCGGTATTCAAATCGAAAAGCGACTCCATGTCGTTGACGTGGAACGTCGACAACCGCATCTGCCTGTCGACTGTGAAACGTTCTCGGGTGATATGGTCGGATATCGCTTCGTCGATGCATTCGACCTGATGGATGACGTCTTTCGATGGGTTTCGTCCGCCGAACAGGTAGCCGTTGATACTTTTGTAGCTGTCTCCGGTCCAATCCATCAAAGCCGCGATCTTCTCGTCGTTGGAGAATCTATCTCCAGGCATCCTGACGCTATAATCCGACAATCTCGATAGTTCGGAAGCGCTGATTGGAATCGATTTGCCGCTCCATCGAATCGTCGGTTGGGCAGTCACACCATCATTGACCTCATCGTGATAGATGCGTCTCAATTGGGCTAGCGTGTCACGCCAGTCGCCGTCATCGCCGGCCGCAGCCTTGGCTGCCTGGTACATTTCACGATACTTGTCCGGATCGTATCCTTTGAGTTTGCTGCTGCCCCAGCTTGGCACGATGTCGCAGTCGCAGTCCGTATGGTATTGCATCTGCCGTCCGGCGGTGTCCTCGCTCAGGTAGGCGAAGCCACGCGAGGCGAGCATAAGGCAGAACGCGCATGTCTTAGCCCCTCGCGGCACACGCGCCCAGCGAGGCTTGGTGGGATCGTTGGCCACAGCCCTCTGCATGGTCAGCCGCCCGACGGTCTGAATCAGATTCTGCACGTATTCCAGCGCCTGCTCCTCGTCAGCGAACGTGGGCCACAGGTCGTCGATGGTTCTTCCGGCGTTGTTGTGAACGGCTCCGTTTTCATCTGGAATGACATCCTTGTAGTGCAATCCCATGAAGTCAGTGTTGTTGAAACCGCCTTCCATCTGCCAGACCGCGCGGTCGGCGGTGATGGAAGGCGGCTCGTATTCCGGCATATCGATTCCGCCGTACTGCGCCCACAGGTCGCGTACGTGGCCGTAGTAGTCGGATGCGAGCCTGCTGGCGGCGTCGGCATACCGGTTGATCTCCGCTTTGATGAGCTCCTGGCTTTCACCGTCCCAGACGAGGCCCGAGACACTGTTGCCGGCCTCCTTCTGCAGGCGGCTCATGGTGTCCGTGTAATCCTCGTACAAATCATTGAGGTCGAGTTCAAGCCTTCTGCGTCGTTCCGGCGGCAGGTTCAGACTGTTCGGGCTCATTCATACCGCCTTCCCTCGCCGCCGTATCGGTCTGCTGCTCCGTCTGTTGGCGCATGCCTCGAATCTGATCGAGTACCTGACCGGCCTGGGCCTTGCGCTGGTCGGCCTTCAGCCGGACGATCTCGCTTCGGCTCAATCCGGCGCGTGTCATGCCGACCTCGCTGTTGGCGAACGAGTCGATGCTTCCAGCGAGCTTGCTGAATGCGTCGGCGCTCATGGAGCTCGACGGCGTGTTCGGGTTCTTCCAGTCGACCTGCAGTTTCATCAGCTCCTCGTCGGGCACGGATGGATCCTGCATCCGTGCCACAAGACGGGCTGCCTGCAGGATCGATTCACCGAAATCCCGGTCGCAATGGCGCGCCTCGATAATCAGGTCCTCACGTTGTGCCTCGGTCGCGTCGGCGGACGTCGGGTTCGCGTCGGACACGATGCCTAGCGAGCTGGCTGGAATGTTCATCGCACTGGCGAACATCGCCGCCCAACTTTTCAGCATCGTCAGATGCGGGTCCATACTCGACGCGGCCAGTTGCGTCACGGTCGGGGACTGCCCGTCGATGTCCTTGCTGATCATGTTGTAGCGACCCATATAAAGCTTTAACGCGTCGTCCGTGCCCAACGAGGCGAGTTCTTCGGAAGTGCCTGTCAGCAGGATTTTTGGGAACGCGTAGAATTCGGCATTCGCTTCGGCGCGCACGATGGTGCGGTTCGCGCCGTCGATGATGGCCATAGCGTCCCGGCTGATGCGGGAGCGTCCGAACGGTTTGACCTCGGTAGCCTTGTAGGCGAGGCGGAACACGCTGCACTCGTTGTCGATGGTGGGTTGCTCATCGTCCACGCGCCACCAGTAGCCGAGACGGCGCTGCACGCTGATGTTGCGGTCGGGCATGTAGAGCACGAGTCCGGTGGCCTCGTTGTTGTCGTCAACGTCGGTGATGGCCATGCACGCCCTGACCCGCCGGTTAGGGTAATCCCAGACGGCGGCCGAGCTTTCCGCGGTATGCGTGCGGATGAGCGGTCTTCCTTCGAAGTCCCGGACGACGCTGAGGAACGAACAGCCGTGAATGAGCGCAGTCTGGATGGCCTGCTGCAGAACGCTAGTGAATCCGATGCGGCTCATGAAGTCCTGCAGTTCGAATGGGTCGTCCACGCCCGGCGAGACGAATCCCTCGAACACGCAAAGCTCAGCGAGCATATCCACAGCCTTGCGTGCCCACCCAAGCGGCGTGTAATGATCCTTGATGGACTTCGGCACAGTCAGTCCAAAATCAACCAGTGGCTCCTTGGCTTCGTAGTAGGCGGTGAGTGTTCGGTTGCGGCTCGCGTGGCGCGTCCATACCTCGGCGAGTTCGCGCAGCAGCGCGTTCTCCTCACCGGAGAGTCCGTCGATGTGCGTCGGCACGACGAGTTTCGGCACCGTTCCGGCTCCTCCCGTAGGTTTCCACCCGTCCGGCGCTGCCGTTGTCTGGATGTCGCTCATTTAGATTCCTCCGATGATCTGTCGTCTTCCGGGATGTCGGAGCGTCGTGAACGCCCCGTACAGGGCGAGCGTGGTGGACACGAGCGGCGTGATGTCGACATCACTGCCGAGTTTGTTCCAAGCGATCGCGCCGGACTGTCCCAATGGACGCGTGGTCGCACCCTTGACGGCCGCGGCCAGCTGCGGCTGGTATTCGTCCCGCGGGTGCTTGAGCGTTCCGGCTTTGAGCATGTCGAGGAACCGGCCGCATGCTCGGCCCATCTCCTGCATGTTCGTGACCGTGACCTTCACATGTGCTTTCTTCAGTTCCGGCAGCAGGCTCATGGCGGGCGACTGCGCGTCGATGACCACGCTGGCGGTCTTCGGCCAATGTTCGGCGAGCCAGTCCACGGCCCACATGGTTCCCGCCTGCCGCGCGTCCTTGATGTTCGCCATCTGGACGATGGCCGAACCGTCCGCGTATCGTAGCGCCGCTCCGATGGTCAGCACGCTCCTGTCCGGAGGCATGTCGATGCCGAAGCTCACCGTGCCGCCCTCGGGCACGTCGTCGACGGCCGCGGCCTGCCACAGGTCGGGACTGATGGCGTATGCGGTGGCGGTCTCGTCCCATATGCCAAGCGCCTCACGACGGAATGAATCGTCCGACAGGTTGTTGCGCATGCGCATGATTGCCTGTTCGCTTGTACGTTTCGGATAGCTGGGATTCGCTTTAGCCCACTGTTCGCGGTCGTCCGAATCCGCGTCCTTGTCGGCGGCAAGCTCCACGTAGAGGAGGTTTCCGTCATGGTTCAGCGCGTGCATGCGTTTCTCCGTGAACGCATCGCACTGGTCTCCCGGCTTGGGTGGATTGCCCATATACACGACCAGGGGGTTAGGACTCGTGTTCAAAACCGGAATCATGTTGTCCATCGCGCGCACTGTGAGGATCTGCGCTTCGTCGAACACGGCCACGTCCACGCTGTGCAATCCTCGGCCGAAGCCGTTCTCGCGGGCGCCGAACATGATGCGGCTGCCGGACGTGAACGTGATCTCCTGTTGGCCGTTTGCTCTGCGGATGCGTTCCACGTACCGGCCGAGCACTGGATTGTGCTCCATCTCGCACATGTCCGCGAATGTCTCGTCGCTGGTGCGCGTATGGTGGGCGGTCCAGATGGCTTTCAGGTTCGGTGTGAGTATCGCCTTGAGGAACAACGCGGTGCCGACGGTGAAGGTCTTGCCGATCTGCCTGCAGCTGGACAGCACGGCGCCGTCCGCGCCACACGCATACTTGCCTTCCGCGTTCTTGGCGAACAGAAGCCACAAGAAGCCCTGCTGCCACAAGTCGAAACGGATGCCGGCCTTACGCGCGGCTTTGTTGATTCGAGTGAACTCGCTGCCGACGATGCCTTCCGGCTGGCGGAGGACCTTGGCGATTTCAGACAATCGACGCTCCGACATCGTCCGTCACCTCGTCTTCCTCATCGTCCAGCAGGTCGGTCAGACCGCCGCCTTGGAGCGCTTCGATGCGTTCGCATACGTCGATGAGCTGGCGGCTGATCGCGGGCAGCGCGTTCGCCGGCGTCGTGGGATCGGCCATGGCCTTGAGCAGCAGGTCACGGTTGTCTCGCAGTATGTCCAGCATGCTGCCGTCCATCATCCGTTCGAAGCTCCGCTGGTCGAGATCCTGCTCCGGCTTCTGTTTCGTTTCCACGGCTTTGACGGGCGGCTTACCGTTCCGGTCCCGTGCGGGCCTGTTCTTTTTCCGACGATAATCGGCTTTCTGGCGGCAGGACTTGGAACAGTACTTCTGCGGCCGCCCATGGCCGGATGGCTGGAATTCCTTGCCGCAGAGCTCGCACTTCATCGGCGCCTCCCTCGCTTTCCGACCTTTCGTTGTTTCCCCTGTTTCCGACGTTTGCATTCCGGGAGGGATATCGGCACTGCACCCGAGGCTACCCCAAGGGGGTATGACCGGGTACCCAGCCCTGGTATCGGAGTCAGATGCCGAACGTTTTGAACGGCATCGAGCTTGCTTTCACTTCCTGTCTGCCAGCCAGCAGCGCTCGTGCGTGTTCGTCTGTCTTGTCGCTCTTGAACCTGTTGCATCTGCGGTGCGTGAGCCTGCAGTTAGTGAAGCTGTATGGATCACCGCCACGTGAGACCGGTACGAGCTCGTCGACTTCGGCGCTCATCGGATGTGGTGTCTTCAATGTCTTGTCGACTGGCTTGCCACAGATGGCACACACGTCGTATGCGGCCAGCACTCTTGCCCTGAGCTGTCTGCGCCGCCAGCCGTTGCTGACACGCTCGTTACGCCGCTTGCTCATGTGGCCTCCCCACATGTATGAGCCCCGGGGTGTCATGGATGCATCAATGATTATCTTCGCCGTTGGCTTGCTGGAATGCCGGTATAGGGGCTCCCGTATATGGACACTCCCGTGTCTTGTAGGGGCTCCCCATCATCTGCGAATACCCCTCCCGGATTGTCAATACCCCTACCCCGGATTTGTTTCATGGGTGCCTTCGGCGGGATTCGAACCCGCGTCCACACGCGGCCACAAGGAAGAGAATCCAATAAAGACTCGCGGCCGGTACGATCTACCACTGATTCCTACGAAGGCATACCGGCAGGCGGATTTGAGCATCACCGCATCACGGAAGCACGGGATTGGCTTGCCTGCCACATTGAGGTATGCCCACTCTGACGGGAGTGGGCGGAGCGTGTCCGATATGCCGTTCGGACAGGACGGGATATAACCCAAGGAGTTAGGAGAATCCATCGGTGGATATGAAAAGGGTTCAAACCGTTTTCCGGTTTGAACCCTTTAATCCACTGACAATTCTGCCTTGCACTTTGAAAAATGTCAAATCACGTCATGCCGGGCGAGGCGCGCGTGTACGTCGGACAGGCGGTACAGCGGCTGTCCCTTCTCGTTTCTGCCGGCCGGTTGGATCCTGCCGCGCTTGCGCCACGAGTAGATCGTGTTCACGCTGCACTGGAACCCGCATTCGCGCAGCAGCTCCGCGCACTCCCCCGCCGTGAACGCCCTGCCGGATTCGATGCACTCCTTCAGGAACCCCAATCGCACGTCGACCACGCGATGAGTGTTGCCGCACACCGGACAGTCAACATTTACCGCGCCGACCTCCGCACTCAGCTCCACGCCGCACAGAGGATTCAGGCACCTGCCGATACCATGCTTGGATGGTGGCACGTCGATGAAGCCCAGCGTCTTGCGCGCCAACCGCTCCCAGTCACGCCAAATCAGACCAATGTCCGGCAATCGTGAAAGACGATTGCAATCCGCGCAGATACTCAGGCATTTCAACACAGACGGATGAATCCTGCTATCGGCCCACGGCATGGCCGGCGGAGCATACAACCGCCGCCAAAGAGCGACAGCCAGATCATCGATCTCCTGCAGATGGTCAATCACAGACAACCTGACCGGCGTCGGAGCCGAAGCCAAATTGGTACGGCCGGGCTGATGGCCACCGTAATGTGCGGTGCTGTCCAGAAACTCGCGCAGGGCTTGGATCCATGACGGATAGTCGCGGAGCCATCCTCTCATTACGGCATCGCACTTGTCACACAGCGTATTGCGCAGATTGCACTCCCCGCCGCACACTCGGCACATGCCGGCGAGCGCTGGCTTGTTTTGGTTGGTTTGTGTTGGTTGTGTCTGGTTTGGTGTTGGTTGGGATTCGTTGGTTGGTTCGTTCATTTGTTCGATTCCCTCCGGCGGTGTAGTCTGGTTTGTGGTGATGCCAGGAGCCCGGCCGGAAGGTCGGGTTTCTTGTTATTCGCGGATGTGTTGGATGATCGCTTTGATTTCCTCTTTGGGTACTTGTGGAACCAGTGGGGCGATCTCATCGAGGCTGTGTCCGGCCTGATGCCATTTGACGATCATGTCTATGAGGACTTTCTTCACTTTCATTTCCTGCCTGCTTTCTTCTCGTGGTGTTCCAGAATGGCGAGCGCCGTGTAGATGGAGAGGATTGCTGGGATC